TTCTGCAGAAGCACCAGTTTCAAATCCAGAAAATGGTACAGTTTGGTTCGATACTCAAAACTCCGTATTTGGTATTTTTGAATGGAATGGCGCACCTGTTACTTCAAATGGTGGCCAATCGTTTACAAATAAAATCCCAGTTGTAATCGACGATCCATCCAAAGTAGATGAAAATTTCAAACCTAAACAAAGTGTTGGTGTAATTGGCGACTATGCTATTGTTACAACAACAACTTCTAATGAGATGTTCTTTAAAAATAGAGCTGGCGAATGGGTATTAGTTGGTAGCAATGAATGGTCTAAAGCATGGCCGACTGTTGCTGGTACAAAATCCGCGACTACACTAAACTCTGGTGATAATTTCTATGTAAATGGTATATTGATCCAATCAACTGGTACATTACAAAGTATCGTAGATGCAATCAATGCTGCAAACATCTATGGTGGATCAGTAACTGCTGCGATTTATAATAATAAATTAGAAATTTACAATGATGGTAGTTATACTAGCAATATTTCTGATAGTACTAATGGTGATGGCATTGTAATTTCATTAGGTAATATGGGTACACTTGTTGCAGATACTGCCGCAAATAGCGTATTAGGTATTGCTGTTGGAACATATTTCAATCCTAAATTAACGATTAGCAAACATACTTTAGTACCTGAATATAAACGTAAAAATTCATACCCTCGTCCTACTGGCTCATTGTGGATTAAATCAACACAATCAAATATGGGTGCAAGATGGAGAGTCAAACGATTCAATTCTGCTACTCAAGTTTGGGAAACTATTCAAGCCCCATTATATCCATCTGCCCAATCAGCAATTTATAATATGGATAAAGTCGGTGGTGGATTAAATTTACCAATTGGCGAATTATATATTAATTATAATTTCAATGAAGATAGTGGATTAGATGATACCCCATTTGCTGCTAATTTTAAAATGTTCCGTAGATCAGCGGTTGGTGAAACTATCATTCGCTCAAATAAAGTCACAGCATCTACATTCTCAGTTGGTGCAAATACCTTTATCTTAGCAGAAAGTATTTTAGGAACTGAAGTATTAGGTGACTATGAAAAAACTGGTACATATAGTTCAAAAATAGTATCTTTTACTGCTACTGGTTCAACTGATGATGCTGATTTATTCGCAGCTGCTGTTAATTCTGCTGGATTTACTAATGTCTATGCAGATGTTGATAGCATGAATAGAATCTCTATCAAACATAAACTAGGCGGTGAATTTAGATTACGCGATGGATCAGAAACTCCATTATTAATGGCTGGTTATACCGAGTATGATTTTGTTAATAAAATCGGTACCGTTAACTTAAATGCTGCACCAATTGGCGATGTTCTACATGACTTCGTAGCAAGCTTATGGGCACCATTAAGCTATACAGCAAGCGCAGATGCTCCGTCCTCAGTTACTGCAGATGGTGCATTATGGTATAGCTCAGTGATTGATGAAGTTGATATTTTAGTACATGATGGCAACCGTTGGGTAGGTTATCAATATCAAACAAGTCCTTATTATACTTTCTTTGATAATGATAAAACTGATCCACTAGGTCCATTAGTAATGGCTTCTACTCCTGAAACACAATCTGATGGTACTCCATTAGTGTCTGGTGATATATGGGTTGATACAAGTGATACCGAAAATTTCCCAATGATTTACAAATTTAATGCTGACTTTGAAAATCGTCCTATTAAAGATCGTTGGATATTAGTTGATAAAACTGATCAAAGTACCGAAGAAGGTATTTTATTCGCTGACGCTAGATATAATACTTCTGGTGAAAATTCATACGAAGCTGGTCAAATTGTTGAAATGTTAGCCAGTGATTTCGTAGATTATGATGCTCCAGATCCTGCATTATATCCAAAAGGTATGTTGTTATGGAATCTAAGAAGATCTGGATTCAACGTTAAAGAATTTAAACAAAATTATATTAACACTGTTGAAGATAATATTAGATATGGTGCTGCTCCAACTTATGTTGGTGAAAGTATGGAAAACTATTATCCACATCGTTGGGTTACTGCTAGTTCAAACCAAGAAGATGGTTCAGGTACATTCGGTAGAAAAGCTCAAAGAAAAGTTGTTGTAAAAGCATTACAAGCATTAGTAAATAGCAATCAACAAGTTCGTGATGAAGAAAATAGAGTATTCAACTTATTGGCATGCCCAGGTTATCCAGAATTGATTGGTGAATTAGTAAACTTAAATTATGATCGTGGTTTAACAGCGTTCGTAGTAGGTGATACTCCTGCCAGATTAACAAGTGATGCAACATCATTACTAAAATGGGGAACCAATGAAGAATTAACTACCGAAGATAATGATCTTGGTGCAGTCAGCTATGATGAATATCTAGGTATGTTCTATCCATGGGGTTATTCTAGCGACAATTATGGAAACAATGTTGTTGTTCCACCTAGCCATATGATACTAAGAACTATCGCATTAAATGATCAAGTAGCATATCCATGGTTTGCACCAGCCGGTGTTCGTCGTGGTGGTATTACTAATGCAACTGCTGTAGGTTATGTTGATGGTGAAGGAGAATTTAAAACTGTAGCACTAAATAATGGTCAACGTGATACATTATATGAGCAAAAAATTAATCCAATTACTTTCTTCTCTGGTACAGGATTAGTAAACTATGGTCAAAAAACTCGTGCTAAAGCAGCTAGTTCACTAGATCGTATCAACGTTGCTAGATTAGTAATCTATCTACGTCGCAGACTAGCACAAGCTTGCAAACCATTTATTTTTGAACCGAATGATAAAATCACTCGTGATGAAGTAAGAGGTGTAATCGAAAGCATTATGTTAGAACTAGTAGGACAACGTGCTATATATGATTATCTAGTAGTCGTAGATGAATCAAATAATACACCTGCTCGTATTGATCGTAATGAACTATATATTGATATTGCGATTACTCCAGTTAAAGCAATTGAATTTATTTACATTCCTGTAAGACTCAAAAACACTGGCGAAATATCCGGTTAATCATACGTCACAAAACGCCCCTTAATGGGGCGTTTTATTTTCCACACTTTTCCTAATCATATGCTGTTCATAATTAGAATAAATAATAACTAATTATGATAAATACTATCAGAACAAATATGTATAGGAGCTATTTATGCCAATCGCAAGTTTAACAAGATTTACCGTACCTTTGGCTAGTGATCAATCCGCTAGTAACCAAAGCTTATTAATGCCTAAATTAAAATATAGATTTAGGGTTACTTTAGAAAATTTTGGAGTATCTGCTCCAACGACCGAATTATCAAAACAAGTTATTGACTTTAAACGTCCACAAGCAACTTTTGAAAATATTCTATTAGATGTTTATAACTCTAGAGTCAATTTAGCCGGAAAAGTAACATGGGGTGATACTACCTTAAATGTTAGAGATGATGTTACTGGTGCTGTTCAAAAAATTGTTGGCGAACAATTACAAAAACAATTTGACTTTTATGAACAAGCTAGTGCCGTATCTGGTATTGACTATAAATTCACAGCTCGTTGCGAAATCCTAGATGGTGGTAATGGATCATACCAACCTGTAGTATTAGAAACTTGGGTATTATTAGGATGCTATTTAACAAGTGTAGACTACGGTAACCTAGATTATAAAGCTAATGAAGCTGTTACTGTAAGTTTGAATATCAAATTTGATAATGCACTACAGACCCCACTTGATTCTGGTGTTGGTGCAAATGTTGGTCGTACTTCTGGTACACTAACAACTGGTGCTGGTAAAAAATAACTAAGTAATGGCTGATACTCCAATACTAAAAACCAATCCTGAACCCTCATTACCTATAATGAGGGATTTTCAGCATGGTGCCCGACTATTTGTTGATAATGATATGCAACTTGCTCCAAAGAGCAAGTTCACATTTCATGTTGTTTTTAGTATTAATCAATCAATTGCTACCAACTTTTTATCAAAATATCGAACAGAAGTTAATATGTTGGTCAAAAAAGTTGACCTGCCAAAATTTAAAGTCCAAACAGAAGTATTGAATCAATATAATAGAAAAAAAGTAGTTCAGATCAAGCATGATTATTCACCAGTATCTATAACATTTCATGATGATAATGAAGGTGTTATTAGAAAAATGTGGGAAAATTATTATAAGTATTATTATGCTGACTATACCGCATCATTAGATGATAAAAATTATAACAGATCTGCAATGAAAAATGTAAGTTATATTTCTTCTAATTATGGTTTTGATAATGGGAGTAAATCTCCATTCTTTACCAAAATAACCATATATCATATGTCAAAAGGTAAATGGAATAGTTATACTTTAATTAATCCCGTAATATCTGAATGGAATCATGATACTTTAGATTATTCACAAGGTAATTCACCAGCCGAACATAATATGACATTGTTATATGAAGCAGTATCATATGGTAATGGTGTCGTTAGTGATACTTCTCCTCCAGGATTCGGTAAAGAACATTATGATGTTCAACATAGTCCTATTGTTACGGCAGATGGTATAGGTGAATATTACGAATCAGTAAAAGATTCAATAGACGCTCAGAAAAATGCTGTTTCTGGTAAATCAACTTTGATTTCAATTATAGATAAACAAACAGCACAATATAATAAAGATGCTAATATCGTTTAGTAAACTATTCAATATCATAAAATAATAAATACTTCTATGATTACAAATTTACCAAACCCAGATACGACCGATGCAATAGAAATAAAAAATTTCTTCGATAGTACTTATACTAAGGAAATTACA